GTACTTGGAACTTCAACAACACATGCTGGTGGCGCAACATTTGATAGCACAGGCACAGCCCAGCTTTGGCTGCGAGATACAGACGCATCATCAAATCAAAAGAACTGGGGCTTTCAAGTAAGTGGCGGTGATCTAAACATCGTCAGAGCAAACGATGATAGAGCATCTGGTTTTGTTACACCTATTTACATCCAACAGGCTCCAGCGAACTCTTTAGTAATAAATAGCAGCGGCAACTTGGGTATCGGAGAGTCGGCCCCTCTAGGAAGGCTTCACGTAAAAACAGCAGACAGTGGTGCTACCGTAGACGTAAGTGCTGATGAGCTTGTTATTGAAGGTTCAGCAAACGCTGGAATGACTATTTTAAGTGGGGTGGGTAGTAACAGTAACATTTACTTTGGAGCGACAGGCGGTTCACCTGCTCGACAGAATTGGGATGGGTACATTGCCTATTCTCAGGCAAACAGAGAAATGACAATAGGAACCGCTGCGGGTGGTGGTTCTTTAAAAGTCGGAAGTACTGGTGATGTTATCATTAGTGGTAGTATTGTAACAGGATTAGGCTCTGGATATGCAACTGATGCTGACATTACTTTAGGTTCTGCCAACCCTGCTATCTTTTTCCATGATACAACTGGCGGTGCAGTCAATGCAGCCATGTCGGTTAATAGTGGCATAATCACTTTTTCAAATAACTCTACTGGAGGTAATTTAAGCGATCAGACAGCAAGGATGACTATTGGTAGATACGGTCACGTAGAAATTCTTGATGGCGATTTAAAATTTGCATCAGGTCACGGCATTAGTTTTGCTGCTACTAGTGAGGGCAGTGGAACAATGACAAGTGAAATACTGGACGATTACGAAGAAGGGGATTGGACTCCAGTAGTTAACTACGGTGGCATTTCCCATAATTGTTGGTATGTAAAAGTAGGTAATGTGGTTACTGTTGGTGGTAACATTTACAATCCAACTAATACAACTGCGGGTTACCCATTTGCCGTAGGCGGTCTACCTTTTACCGCAAAATCGCACAAGTCATCTGCGGGAGCTATAATAGGTGCATATATAGCCGCTGGCCCTTGGTCAGTTTATATAGGTGGCGGTACAAGCCAGCTTTATTTGTACAATAACCCAAGCACTGGTGCCTATCACCTAGCGAACCATACTGATATGGCGACAAATAGTGATTTTCATTTCAGCATGACTTATTATTCAGCATAACAAATTAACCCAGTTGGATTACTGGGTCGGACAGTCCAAGCATAGGAGATAAAAATGGCACAAGGTGACTTAACTAAAACAACCGACTACGATAAAATTGAGATTGTAAATTCTTGGAATATACAGGTTCGTAGAGCAGACTGTGTGATGGAAGAACAGGCAGATGGTTCTAAGACAGAACTATCTCGCAACTTCCACAGGCACACTCTAGTACCATTTTCTACAGTACACACCCCCGCTGTAGAAGCAGTAGCGGCTGTAGAAGCAGTCGAGGCGGTTGAGGCGGTAGCGGCAGTCGAAGCCGTGGAAGCAGTAGCAGCGGTAGAAGCCGTAGCCGAAGTTAGAGATGCTGATGGTAATATTACTACAGAAGCTGTTGAGGCCGTAGCTGCCGTAGAAGCAGTCGAAGCAGTGGCGGCTGTAGAGGCTGTTGAAGCCGTAGAAGCAGTAGCGGCGGTAGAGGCTGTAGCTGAGAGTTGGGCGCATACAGCCACAGATATTAGTGGTGAAGATGCCAAAGTACAGGCCATAGCAAACGCTGCTTGGAGTGATGATGTTAAGGATGCTTACAAGGCTTTTACTGAAGCACGGGATAGTAGATAATTTAGTACAGGGGTTGCGGTAACACCTAATAAAGTGCTATAATGATTGCAATATGACCGTTTATGTTAGAAGGCTAAAAGACAAAGATGTACCTTCTGTTTTAGAAATATCACAATGGCTGCATAAAAACTCTAGATACAAAGTATTTACGTATAAAGAAGAAAAAGTAGAGCGTCTTTTACGTTTAAGTCTAAAAGAACAAAGTTCAGTTTATGTGTCAGTAGCCTTACTAAAAGGCTCTAGTAAAATACTAGGATATTTTCACGGGTACGTAGACTATCACTACTTTAGTGACATGAAATACGCAGGGGATTGGGCAGTGTGTATACTACCAGAGTACCGCAGACATGCTCCTGAGATACTAAAACAAATGGTCTTATCCTTTGAAAAATGGGGAAAAGCTAACGGCGCAGAAGAAGTTTCTATCGGCGCATCAACAGAAGCCTACGGAACTGGCTATAAAAAATTTCTAACAAGGATGGGTTACAGGGACGTAGGTTTCCTCGCCGTGAAAGGATAAAGACATGAGTTTTAATAAAACAACAGAAGTTACCAACACTGGCCTTGGCGATGATCAGTACGCTCAGTTACAGACCAACCAAGGCACACTAGGCACACAGGTTCAAGAAGGTTTTGGTGCTGTAGGTACTGGAATTAGCAATCTATCATCTAATGTGGATACTGGTTTCTCAGGACTTACAAACACAACAAATACTGGATTTGATAATATTAATACAGGCTTAACTGCACTAGGCGATAATATGACTGCGAGTGCAGACGCCGCTGGGGTTAGTAGAGAACAATATTATAATAACCTACTGTCACAAATGAACAGCAACGCAGGGGGTCTTCAATCATCTTTAGACACAGGCTTTGCAGATACTGGTAGTAGATTTGATACTCTGGATAGCAGTGTAGGGGATGTACAGACTTCTGTTGACACGGGATTTCAGAATACTAACGACCAAATGGCCCAAGGTTTTACAGAGGCTGGTAATAGATTTGATACTCTTGATAGTAGTGTGGGAGATGTGCAGTCTGGCGTTGATACAGGATTTAGTGATACTAATACTTCTCTTAATAATTTAGGAAGTGATGTAAATGCAGCACAAACAACTATAACCCAAGGACAGGGTGCGATACAAAATAGTCTTGGTGATCTGTCCACTAATCAGGATACTTATGCTACATCTTCCTTAGAAAATCAGGCTGAGTTACAGTCTGGTCAGGATCAGTTTAGTTCAAACTTTGATGACTTTCTTAACCGTTATGGTGACGATACTACTTTGGCTCAGAAATCCCGTGCAGACCTTGCACTGGCAAATGCATCCGGCAACCAAAAACTACGCGAGGACTTTGCTAACTTTAACACAGGCATAGACCAAGGGTTTGCCAGCATCCAGAGTGGTCAAGACGCTAACCAAAACGAGACTATGAGTGAGCTAAATAATATGAGTGCTGGCGCAAGTGCTGACCAGAACCAGACTATGCAACAGTTTAAAAATCTAGATGCTGGTCAAGTTATACAACTCAGAGACATAGCTAGTGTAGCAGCAAACCAAGAAGGTCTAGACGATGAGATGCGTAATGACTTTAACCAACTGGGTAAGGCATATGACGATAATGGAAACCTTATACAAAATAGTATAGACCAACAAGGGAACACTATTACCCGTGCATTAGATAACCAAGGCAACATGTTACTTAACTCTTTTGATGTCACGGGACAAAAACTTGGATCAAAAGTAATTGATGTAGGCACTAGAGTAAATCAACTATCACAGTTTTCACAATCCGCTATGGGTAATTTAACCCCTGCGAGTTCACAGAATACTGCGATGTCAGGTAGCTCTCCCTACGCTATAACAGGATAAAATAATGCACCCAAATAAAGTATCTGATGACTGCGTAGAACTGGTTAAGAAGTTTGAAGGTCTACATAAACTAAAAGACGATGGATTAGTCCATGCGTATAGATGCCCCGCTGGAAAGTGGACTCTAGGCTACGGCGCGACTAAAGGCATCCGATCTGGTATGACTTGTACTACCCAAGAGGCAGAACAGCGTCTAACCCACGACTTAGATGAACATGGTAAAATTGTTAAGAAGTATGTTAATGTGCCTCTGACCCAAGGTCAGTATGACGCCCTAACTAGCTTTGTATTCAACTTAGGCGGTGGGGCGTTTAAGTCCTCTACTTTGCTAAAAAAATTAAACTCTGGAAATTATGATGATTGCCCAGAGCAAATAATGCGGTGGAACAAGGCTAGAGTAGACGGGAAATTAACACCCCTACGTGGATTAACTAGACGCCGTACAGCCGAAGCCGCTATCTTTAGCCGTGATGCTCAACTACCTTCAGATGAAGGTGGGCCAGATATGCCACAAAAGCCTACAGCAGAAGCCCCTAAAAGCCTTATGAAGAGTAAGACTATGGCTGGTGCTGGTATTGCTGGTGCAGCTACAGGATTAAATGAAGTAGCTGGTCAACTACAAGGGCTGGTTGCTTATGCAGACAGTTTAAAAACTATATTCCTACTGTGTGCTATCGGCGGTATTGCTTTAGCAGCGTATGCACGTTGGAAAGATAATAAAGAAGGCGTCCACTAGTGTTTAGTATCTTTGGGAAGATTAAGAGCTACATCATAATGGCCTTGGCTATGGCTCTACCTATTATTTACGTAATGGGAAAGGTTAAAGGAGCCGCCAAGGAAAAGAATAAAGTTCTTAAAGATGATTTACAGGCTCAAGAAAAATCTACCGACTTTTATAAGGCTATGGCAGAACATGAAGAAGATAATATTAATGATAGCAGCAGTCTCGCTGACAGGCTGCGCGGGAACGGTTTATAGAACCAATCTTGAAGTGTACTGTCCCCCTTTAGTTCAGTATTCCTCAGAGTGGAACCAATCTTTAGCAGATGAAATAGACGCCTTGGATGACACATCTGTAATTCCTATGGCTATAGCTGATTATGCTAAGTTGCGGGACCGTATACGGGCCTGTGAAGAAGAGAAGGGTAAATTATAATGGCAGGAATATGGTCAAGCACATTCGGCGGCGGCAACAGCTTTAGTGAAAGTGTTGCTAATGTATTTACTCCAGATGACGGTCAAGAATATCAAGGCGGTAGTTTGGTAGATACTAACAAAAATAGTTCTACTTATAATACAGTAATTTCAGGGGGAACTGCCGATAGTGTGGGTACTTCCCAGAATAATGCCAGTGTTGGGTCAACCTCTACGGGCCACGGAAAGACTATTATAGATAGTATGATGGGGGTTGGCTCCGGCGATAGCGGGAATAAAGTTAAAGGACAGTACAAACCCTCAAGTACAACATCTAATGTTGTAGCTGGTGTTCTAACAGGTGGCATGAGCGCACTACCTAAAATATTTGGTGGTTTTGCAAGTTGGGCCAATGGCCTTGATCCAAAAGCAGACGCAACTAGACAAGGTTCTGGTGTAGTTGATGGAAGACAGGTTTATACGAGTGAAAGCGGTATGTCCTACTCCTACAACTTTCTAAATATGCCCTACGAAGTAAAGGTTATGGATGGAAAGGTTGTCGATGCCTTGGCTATAGACGCCAGTGGCAAGGCTCCGGGGACAGAAGGATATAACCCCAACACCACAAAGTATGCAGAAAATAGAATTGCCGCCCAGAATAATAATGATGGTGATGGGCTACAGCAAATACAGCAGTATGAAGACGCCAACTCAGGCGAGGGCGAGGGAGAGGAAAGCGGCGGCACAAGTAACCAGACTTACGCTGAACGCATTCTGGAGATGGCTAAAGAGGCTGGGTTTACTGATATAAAGGGAACTCAAAAAGAAATAATAGCAGATGCAGCCAAGTACCTGAAGGATAGGGGCTTAAATGTAGAGGATAACGTACCAGAACTAGATGCTGCTACAGAAGGTACAATTATAGGGGATGCACAAGACCTTGAAGATATCAACATGGGGGAAGTTAATACCGTCACAGACGGGGCCACAGTTGATTCCGTAGATACAGCCGAAACGACTACCTATGATGTAACTGAAAATGTTATAACAGATGATATGTTGGCAGAGGGAGTTACGGGGGAAATAGACTCTGACAATCTTGTAGATGCAAGTGATATTGAAATAGACATAGCAGCCGAAGCCGCTGGTGATGGGGTCATGGGTAACACCCTAGATCAATTTGCCTCACAGAATATCTCTACTATTATTGATACTTCTACGGCTGACGGTAAGATGCTGGCACAGGCATTAGGAGAAGGTAATTACACTGACCATAAAGCTACTATTATGGGTCAGATAGAAATAATCTCTAAAGAGTTTAAGGATTCAAACGGCAATCCCCGCATACCCTCTTGGGCGCAGTCTTCCCTTCGAAACATACAACAAACTGTAGCCTTTGGTGGTATGTCAGGAACTGCGGCTACGGCTGCATATGCCAATGCTATTATGGAAGCAACTCTGGGGATTGCAGACAAGGAAGCTAAATTCTTCCAAACAGTTACCATTGAGAACCTAGATCATCGTCAGGAAGCGGTTATTAATAAAGCCAAGATACTTGCCCAATTTGAGCTAGGTAATCTTGATGCGCGGGAAGCTGCTGCTGTTCAAAACGCCAAGGCATTTCTTGAAATGGATTTGACCAATTTAAGTAACGCACAACAGGCTATGGTCATTAATAAACAGGCTATGGTAGATGCTTTATTTAGAAACACAGAGGCCATCAACGCACAGGCATTATTTACAGCCGAAGAGCGTAATGATATGGCTAAATTTTATGATGAATTAAACGCCACAATCCAGCGGCATAATATTACTGAAATGAATGCCCTAAAGAAATTTAATGTCGGTGAAATTAACGACAATTCAGAGTTTCTAGCCGACATAAAAAATGACCGTCAGCAATTTGTTTCACGAATGCAGTATAATATTGATGTTAAAAATGCAGAGTGGAGACAGGAAGTTGCTAATACGAATAACCAAAATCAGTTTGATGCTGCCAGTACGGATATTAAAAATGCCCTTGATCTAACACAAGAAGCGCAGAACGCTCTATGGGATGATGCAGACAATATTCTAGATTACATTTGGAAATCTGCCG